GGCGGCACGGTGCTGTCGAGCTGGGAAAACGGTGCTCTGACCGACACCGGAACACCGCTCTATATGCTGTCGCAGCAGGATGCGGCACAGCCGCCCGCCACGGAAGCACCCGATGTTCCGGCTGAAACGTACCAGACCGCGAAAGAATCTGCGGAGAACAGCGCAAGTGCAACGGGCAACGAGAAGTTGGACAACCTGATCGACTTCTCCAAAGCCTATGCCGACTACGCTCTGCGCTCCAACGGCATCCGCACGGCGGGGGACGCAGCATCTATGCTGTGGACGGTCGCCAACAACTCGCTGGCCGGTGACGGCTCTCTGGCTCTGGCAGCTACCAGCATTGCCGCTGATGTTGCCCCGCTGGTACTGAACAAGCATTTTGGCGGAGACAGCACGATCACCTCTATGCTGACCGAAGCGGCCAAGACCTATAATGGCGGCACGGTGCTGTCGAGCTGGGAAAACGGTGCTCTGACCGACACCGGAACACCGCTCTATATGCTGTCGCAGAGGGACACCGAGAAAACCCTGCCGGATATGCCGTCCAGTGCCTACCGCGCCGCGGGCGGCGGTGACGGCGGAAGTTCCAGTAGCATCAAGGATTCCCAGTTTGTCTTTTCGCCGCACATCACTGTCGGCAGCGGGACAAACATGGAAGAGCTTGAACGTGAAATGCGGAAGCTGTTTGAAGAGTTCAAACAGGAAATGCGTGAAGAAGAGCGTGAACAGGGCCGTGTCAAATATGCTTCGTAAGGGGGTGGCCTGATGGCGTACACGACAAAGAGCGGCGACACTTGGGACGGCATTGCGAAATCCGTCTACGGTGACGAGCTGAAAGCCGATGTGCTGATGGCCGCAAACCGGGAGTACATCGAGATTTACAGATTCGATTCCGGCGTTGAGCTAGTCACGCCGGACATTGAAGAAGAGGTGGCGGCAAACGATAACCTGCCGCCGTGGAAAAGGTAGGTGGTGATATATATGATTGCGATTCAGCCCAGAAAAACGATCCTGAAATTGGAGTACAACGACACCGATATTTCCGGGGACATTTCCGGGGATGTGGAGAGCTTCACCTATAACGACCGGGGAGCAGATTCGAGCGACAGCATTTCCATCAAGGTAAACGCGGTGGATGATAAGTGGATCAACTCGTGGTTGCCGGATAAGGAAGCTGTGCTACACCCGACACTCTGCACGAAAAACTGGATCGTGCAGGGTGACAGCACCCCGCTTGACTGTGGGACGCTGGTGGTGGACGATCTCAGCTATTCCGCTGGGCCATGTGTGCTGACCATCGGCGCGGTGGCCCGTCCGAACGGAACGAGCTTTCACGAAAAAAACCAAGAGTGCGTCTGGAAAAAGACCTCCATCAAGCGCATCGCTCAGACCATTGCCGACCGGTACGGGCTGGGGTGCAGCATGGATGCCGAGGACGTGGACATTGCGCTGAAAGAGCAGGACGACACGGATAGTTCGTTCCTGCAAAAACTTTGCAGCACCTATGGCCTGATCCTCAAAACCTACCGGAGCAAAATCTGGATTTTTGATCGTGAGCAGTACAAGAAAAAGGATGCAGTAGCAACCTTTACCCCGGCGGACATTGTGCCTAACTCTTTGAGCTGGAACACAACGCTTTCCGGGACGTACACCGGCGGAGAGTTCACCTACTCGAACCAAAAAAAGAAAGTCAACATCAAGGTCACAATCGGTACTGCCGACAGGATGCTGAAACTGAACCAGTATGCGTCCAGCGAAGCGGACGCAAAAAGGCAGCTTCAAGCGGCCATCGACAACAAGAACCATTCGGCCACGACCATTTCTTTTTCGACGATGGGAAACCTGAGTCTGTGTTCGACCATGTGCATCAATATAAAGGGACTAGGGAAACTGAACGGGAAGTATTACATGGACACCGTGAGCCACACGCTGAACAAATCTTCCGGTCTGGTGACGAAAGTTTCTGCAAGCAGAGTGGGAGGGTAACAGCATGAGCAGCGTTATCCGAATTGGCTCTGTGTCCAAGGTGAACTACGAGGACGGAACCATTGAGGTTACATACGAGGATCGCGCCGATTCGGTCACGGATGAAATCTGCATGGTTTCCAATGCCATGTACCGGATGCCGGTCGTAGGCAAGCTGGTCTGCGTCCTCCACAACTCCGACAGTCAGGAAATGGGAACGTGCATCGGCACGATCTGGAATGAGGACAACAAGCCCGTCGAGGGCAAGAAAGGCCGCTACCGGCACGACTACAACGACGAGCAGGGAAAAGCATTTGAGCAGTACGACGGCGACACCGGCGACTACACGGAAACCATCGACGGCAATGTGAAAGAAACCGTTGGGAAGAACGTGGAGTACACCGTCAAGGGTGACATGACTTTCAAGGTGGGAAGTTCCACCGTAAAGGTGTGTCAGAACGGAACGGTTGAGATCAAGGGCGTTACGCTGAACTTCAACGGAACGACGGTGAACATCAAGGGATCGACCGTGAATATCTCTGGCGGCTCCGGCGATTGCAAGATCAACGGCATTTCTCTGGTAAACCACAAGCACACTCATTCTGGTGCGGCCACGGCTGGCCCGTATGTTGTTGCTGGCGAAACCGGAACTCCGACACCGTAAGGGGGTGATCCTATGGCATGGGGAAGCATTGGATGCTATGCGGGACTGATATTTACGGTATCAAGTTGGCGTGTCTTGACACCTGCCAATATCACCGGAAGCACATCAAGCAACTGGGCCACGCACAGTGTAATCGGCGGCAAAGACAAGAGCGAGTACACGGGGCCGGGTTTGAAGTCGTACCAGTTTGAAATCCAGTTGGTTTCAAAGCTGGGCGTGAACCCGCGCAAAATCTTTGACGCACTCATGAAGCACTGTGAAGCTGGAACGATTGACTACTTCATCCTGAACAACAAACCTATGTCGCAGAATCCGTTCAAGTTGACAAAGGTGACGACGGGATGGGGTGCGGTGCATCGTTTCTGGGGACTGAAAGACGGTAAGGTTACTTTGACGTTGGAGGAATACGCACCGTGAGCGACGATATGGAAACTATGACGCTTGGCGGCTTCGACGTTGAGATTGAGCCGTCTGGCAAAACCGAAGAACTGGATATTTACAACTGTCTGCTGACACTCTATGGCAGCAAAGAGGGAGAACAAGCCCTTGACCGGGAGTTTGGCTTGAACATAGAATGTTTGAGTTTGCCCGCCGAAGCTGCACAGGCGGTGCTTACAGCAGAGATCATTCGCAAAACAAAGAAGTACGAGCCGCGGGCGGAAGTGCTGGAAGTGCAGTATGAAACGAGCCACAGCCAGCAAGGACGCATCCGGCCAAAGGTGGTGGTGCAGATTGTCTAACATTGCTGAGTTTGCCGATATACCGGAGTACAGCGTTACCGGAAACCTTACGTTGCAGGATGTAAGCAATCTGGTGACGGAAATCTATACCCGGAACTATAAGGCCGTGAACGGTACGGCCCCGCCCCTGAACAAAGCAGACCCGATTATGCTTACCCTGAAAAGCATGACGGAGCTGTACTACATGATGATTCAGATTGCGGAGAAGCGCACCCGCTGTGCGCTGCTGAAAACAGCGACCGGCGCAGAGCTGGACAACATGGGCTTGCCGTTTGGCGTGAAGCGCACCCCGGCAACCTATGCAACGGTGACGGTTCGCTTTACGCTGTCTGCCGTTCAGAAAACCGTTGCCATGATCCCGCAAGGAACCCGCGTCAGAACTGCCGCGGGTGTTTATTTTGCCACAATGGACTATGCACAGATCGACATTGGCAAGACCTATGTGGATGTGCTGGCACAGGCCGAAGTGGTAGGCGCGGGCGGCAACGACATTCCGCCCGGTGTTGTTGATACACTGGTTGATGCCATTCCGTATGTGGCGGCGGTGGAGAACACCGACACCAGCAGCGGCGGCGCAGACGTGGAGAGCGACGACAGCCTGACCCGTAGAATCTGGCTTTCTCCCACGACCTACTCCTGCGCTGGCCCAAAGGACGCTTACGAGTTCTGGGCTATGTCGTTTCGGTCAGACGTAGAGAGCGCAATCGCTGTCAGCCCGCGGGACGTGGCCTGCACGGTGTACATTTTCTTCATGCTGACCGGCGGCAAGATGCCGAGCGAAAAGGATATGAGCGAAATGCAAACGTATCTGATGAACGAAGCCCGCCGCCCTATGACAGACCGCGTAATCTGCAAAGCACCGGAAGAGGTGGAATATTCCATCGACTTCACCTATTACATCGGCTCTGGAAATTCCAAAGGCGCAAGCATCGTTCAGGAGAGTGTGGCAAAAGCGGTGGAGGAATTTCAGGAGTGGCAGCGTTCCATTGGTCGGGACATTAACCCGATGGAGCTGATCGCCCGCCTGCGGGCCGCTGGCGTGAAGCGAGTGGAGCTGCGCCAGCCGGTCGATAAGGTGATCGAGAACGGCATGGATTCGGGAAAAGCCGTTGTGCAGATTCCGAAACTGAGCGGAACGCCGACGATCATCTACGGAGGTATCGAGGATGATTAACCTGCGGGACGCAAGGATCACGGACGGCCTGCCGCGGATTGTTGCAGAACAGCCGTGGGCGCAAGTCCTGTCCGCTGTCTACGGAGAATTGCAAGACCGGATGTTTGAATATCTCGACACCGGCATGACGTTCTCCGAAGTGGACACCTGCGACGAGGGTGTGCTGGATCAGATGGCCGTTTACCTCAAAATCGAGTGGTACGACTCCACCGCCGACGTGGAAACGAAGCGGAGAATCGTCCGAACGGCGATTGAGATTCAGCGGTACGCCGGTACGGTCAAGGCCGTCCGGGAACAGGCAAGTGCCGTGTACCCTGATTCCGAGGTAGAAGAGTGGTTCGACTACGGCGGCACTCCGGGCTTCTGGCGGCTGAACGTCAACATTACGGAAGCGGCGGCGCAGTATCACACCATCCGGGAAATGGAGGACTTGCTGGGCTACACCAAACGCCTGTCTGCTCACCTTGAACAGATCAGCTACATGGTGCGGCACAGCATCGGTGTTGGCGTGACGGTGGAGTGCATGGCTTACAAAGTGCCGGAGTGCGGTATTCCGTACTGCGGAACATACTGGAAGCCCGCCCAACTGGGCTACTCGACCGGCGCAGAGCTGGACGCAGCGGAGAACACCGGAGTGTTCCTTGCGTTCCCGAAAATCACCGGAACAATCCCGGAGGTGGCGACGAAAGGTTGGAGCGCAGGACAAGAGCTGCAAACCACCCCGGCGGTGGATGGCTACTCCATCACCCCGGCGGAAACCGGTAGCGGCGTGACCGGTGACCTGCCCGTTACCAGTACAAAGGGCTACACCGCCAATATGCCGCTTTACTCTGAAACCAGAGTGGAAGCATTCACCGGAAGTCCGGGAGAAGCGGGCGATTCGACCACCGGCACAAAACCGAGCGCGGCAACGCTGGGAACCAGCGCAGCGGCCACGGCGGGCGGTCAGGTGAAAGTCGAAGCGTTCAAGATCACGCCGCGTGTCTGCGGCAAGACCTACCTGTAACAAGCTGCAACAGCCCGCAAGGGCTTTTTCTTTTGCAGAGAAAGGAGAAAGAGGATGGCTTTTTTTACGGATAATTTTCTGAATAACCGCCGCGCTGAACTGCTGCGGGCGGTCACTCGCTTCCAGTACCAGCTCAACAAGAGCACTTGGGTTGACGGCGAGATCAACAGCAAGGAGATTGCCGGGACTGCCGTGGTGGTTTATGTCAATGCACCGAGTTCCGGTGCAAAGGACACAATCACCGGTGTGCGCGTCTACGACAACAACGGTGTGCTGGCCGGGAGCCAGAGCGTGAGCCTGTCCCGCGACAGCATCAACGCCGGTCTGCTGCGGTTTACGTTCCCGCTGATCGAGGTCGAACCCGAAGTGCTGCGGCTGGCGGAAGCAAACGCAGAACTGGAAAAGACTTTCTGAGCAAGGAGGGATAGAAGAAAATGCTGATGTTTAAGAGAACCTTTTGGCGCAACCATGTTGAGGATCAGGACGGCAAGGTTATCCAGCAGGGTACATTGCTGGAACAGGATCAGTTCAACCGTATGGAGGTTGGTATCTCTGATTCCAACATGGCGGCGAACATCATCCACATTATGCTGCTCTGGTTCGGTCGTCGTCTGGGTGTGCTGGAAACGTCCAGCAACAGCCATGACACCGACATTGCCAGCATCAAGACCCTGAACGGCCAGCAGGACACCCGGCTGGCCGCACTGGAAAAGACCACCGGCAGTCACACTACGGACATTGCCAGCATGAAGAACACCGACACGCAGCAGAACAGCCGCTTGTCTGCGCTGGAACCGGAGGTGGCGGCAGAAGTCAAAGAGGTGACGCTGAAAAACGGCAGCAAGTGGCCGTTCGGGATCAACGAGGTCAGCGTGGGACTGGCAAAGACCCGAAAGAATGCCAACTATGGCGTGGACGTGTACGTTAAGAGCTACACCGGCGGGCGGCTGGGGGACATTACCGTGTCCGGTAAGCTGACCAACGGTTTCAAGCTGAAACATGACGGCTCTGCTCAGACCGTCGTGGTCGTTGTGAGAGTAACGGGAGGTATGAACTGATGAATGTTATCGAACTGAACGAGGGCCGCAAGGTTGAGTACGAGCTGCGCGGCACGAAGCTGGACTTCGCAGACGGCACTCTGACCATGAACCTTGCCAAGTACCAGCGTGACTACCCTGTGACCAAGACCATCACCGGCGATGCCGAGGGCAATCTGCTGATCGACGGCAGCGACAGCCGCTTCTATGTCGCAGAGGTAGAAATCCCCGCAATCGAGTATGAGGACGTGGAGGTTGAGGGCGAAGCCGAAAACGTCACCATGACCGAAGCTGTGGAGGGTGAAACCGAAGCAGCAGAGGACACCACGGCGGAAGATACCGCCCACAAGACCCACATCGAGCGCAAGGCCAAGCCGCTGAACACCGACGACGTGACACTGCGCCTGTGGTCTATCGAAGATTTTGACATTCTGTAAGGAGGAAAAAGACTATGGCAACTAACTTTGATGCTACCCGCCTTGCGGTACAGACCGCATTCCCTACCAATGACCTGCTCTTCGACGACAAGGAGATGCCGTCTATCCATGTGTTCATCCCGAAGTTCCGCCTGTGCGATGTTCTGTCCACGCAGAGCACCGAAACGCACCCGGCCTTTATCGTGAACGGCAAGGAGATCGACGGCTTCTGGTTCGGCAAGTACCAGAGCACTTGCACTGACAGTGGCCGTGCATACAGCCTGCCCGCAGAGGACCCAACCGTGTCCCACAACCTTGACTGGTTTGTGACCCAGACCAATGCGAAGGGCGCGGGCTGGCACGAGATCAGCAACGCAGAGTGGGCGGCGGTCGCGCTGTGGTGTCATAAGCACGGCTGTGAGCCGAAGGGCAACAACAACTACGGCAAGGATACTTCCGAGAGTTCTTGCGAAGCGATCCCCGTCCCCGGTGTGCAGGACAATAGCAAGACTGCCCGCGTCCGCACCGGTACTGGCCCGCTGCCGTGGAGCCACAACGGGCGCATGGACGGCATCTGGGACATGAACGGCAATGTATGGGAGTGGTGCATCGGCCTGCGTCTGGTCAAGGGTGAGTTGCAGATCATCCCCAACAATAACGCCGCAGACAACAGCGTGAGCAACGGCGCATCCAGCAGCGCATGGCGGGCAATCAAGGCAAGCGATGGTTCTCTGGTCGCTCCTGACGGCAACGGCACGACCACGGGGACCATCAAGCTGAATGTTGCGGCTGGCAAGGCTGTGTGGGACAGCACTATCTCGGACCAGAAGGACGAGGGACGCGGTTGCTCGTTCAAGGATATTACCGCCAGCTCTGCCGTTGGCGATGCCGCAAAGCTGATCCTTATGTCCCTTGCTCTGATGCCGGACACCGCGCTGACCGGAGACGGTATCGATGCCACCTACGGCAATGATTATTTCTGGTTCAACAATGGCGCAGAGGAGCGGTGTCCGAATCGCGGTGGCAGCTGGGGCAGCGGCGCGCTTGCCGGTGTGTTCGGCTTGAACCTCAGCAGTTCCCGCGCGGATTCGGGCTGGAGCATCGGGGGCCGTTCCGCTTTTGTAAAGCTGCCAGCAGAAGCCTGATAAGCTGACGGTCTGCGCGGTAGCGCAGACCAAAGCAAAAATAGAACAGAATGCGCGGTGCGCCAGCGGCACACCGCGCTGATTTTTTGGAGGTGTTGACTGTGCCGAATGCAGAAGCCGAAGTGCCGCCCCAGCAGGGCGACAAAAAGAAGAGGACTGAACCGTTCCATTTGGCGGAGAAAATCGAAGAAATGGTTGACTATGGCTACCCGCTCACAATGAGCTTTCCTCGGAAAGACCGTGAGCTGGCCGATGAACTTCGCAGAAGTATGTTGGCAATTCTCCGGTACAGCGTTGAGATAGACCGGCGATATTTCAAAAAGACCACCACGCAAAATATGGACGTGGAGCTGGCCGTATTGAGAAAGTTTGTCCGGCTGGCGGCGAGTAAGGATTTACACGGGGGCAAGTACCCGCCGCCATTGACGATACACCAATATGAAACGTGGGCAAAATTTAACGATGAAATAGGTAGGCTGTTGGGCGGCTACATAGCTTCGCTCTAAAGCCTACCGTTTTCATACGGGAACAGGCTATTTACGGCGGTGTCCGAATCGCGGTGGCAACTGGAACAACGGCACGAATGCCGGTGTGTTCAACTTGAACCTCAACAATTCCCGCGCGGATTCGAACTGGAACATCGGGGGCCGTTCCGCTTTACACCTACAAAACACATTATGTGCGGTGACACCACACTGGATATGGGGGCTGTGATCCACGGGTCGCAGTCGGTGTGTGGGTCTAAAGGAGCCTGTTTCCGTTCCGGCCAGCACGACCGGAAAAAATCTGTATTGCCGTGGAAACGGAAACGCTACACGCGGCGTGGTGGAATTGAGGGCAGAAATGCCAAATGAAATAAACACAATTCAAAATGCGTGGAATGTGATCTGCGAGTTTGAGTACCTCGTGGAAGCTGACCACAACGCCCGCAAGGGCAAGAGATACCGTTCGGAAGTTCTGGCGTTCACTGCGAATCTGGAACACAACTTGTTCCTGATTCAAGACCAGATGATCGCCGTAGAATGTCCGCTCGGACCATACCGGAAGATATGGGTATACGTTCCGAAGAAACGGTTGGTCATGGCGTTGCCATACAAAGACCGGATCGTGCAATGGAGCCTATACCAATACCTCAACCCGATTTATGACCGGTTATTCATTGAGGATTCCTATGCCTGCCGAAAGGGAAAAGGAAGCCACAAAGCCGCAGCACGGTTGCAATACTGGATGCGGCAGGTAGACCGGAAGCCGGGGCCGGGATGGTATTACCTGAAACTGGATATAAGCAAGTTCTTTTACCGGGTCAGTCACGAGAAACTGCTGAACATTTTGGCAAAGCGTATCAAAGACCCGAAGTTGATGAAGTTCCTCGAAAGCGTTGTAAACAGCAGGGCGGAACCGTTTGGGCTACCACGCGGAAAAGCACCGCAGGATACGCCGCCGGAGGAATGGCTGTACGATGTTGGAATGCCGATCGGCAATCTGACTTCGCAACTCTTCGTCAACATCTACATGAATGAACTTGACCAGTATTGCAAGCACATCTTGAAGATACATTACTATATCCGGTACATGGATGACATTGTGATCCTTGGGGAGAGCAAGGAAACTTTGCACGAGTGGAAAGCTAAGATCGAAGCGTTCCTGCATGAAGAGTTGGAGCTTGACCTGAACGACAAGACTTGCATCCGACCGGTGCGGATGGGCGTGGAGTTTGTAGGTGTGCGGATTTGGCCCGCCTACATGAAACTGCGCAAAAGCACAGTGGGGCGGTTGAAGCGGGAGGTCAAGAGAATATCGGAGCTTTACGCTTCCGGGCAGATGGATGAAGATGCGTTCAAACGCCGTGTTGCCAGTATTAAGGGGCTGCTGGAACATACAGAGAGCGAAAGCCTACGGCGGCGGCTGAACCAGATTTATCTTAACGCAATGCGGAAGTACGGAGAGCCTGACCCGGATGAAACAATCTGGAAAGGAAAGAGCAATGAAAAGAAAGTGGCCCGATCTGTGCGAAACGCTGCTTGACAAACTGGAAGCGGCGGGAGTGGACACGACCGCGGAACGCGGAGAGTTTGCCGTGTTGTACGCTGAGTGCTGCGCGGGCAGCTGTGGTAAGGCATTGAGCCGGAAAGGAGAGGTTGAAAATGGCAATTAAAGCCTATTCGCTTGCAAAGAACGGAAGCAAGAAGCTGTCCGCAAACTTTGCAGTGAAGGAATTTCGCTGTAAGGATGGGACGGACCCCATCTTTATTGACGACGCACTGGTGAAGCTGTTGCAGAATATCCGGGATCACTTCGGAAAGGCAGTGACGATCACAAGCGCATATCGCACTGCCGCCCACAACAAGGCGGTCAAGGGTGCAACGTATAGCCAGCATTGCTACGGCATGGCGGCAGATATTCGGGTGCAGGGCGTGGCCGTAGAAACGGTTGCGGCCTACGCCGAAACTCTGCTGAAAGATACCGGCGGCATTGGACGTTATCCCGTGAAGAACGGTCGCCCTGCTGGTTGGGTACATATCGACACCCGTGCGGTAAAGAGCCGTTGGGTTGGTTAAGAGTAGGAGGAAAACAGTATGGAGAACATTCTGAAAGTTTTTCTGATGGCATTCCCTGAATGGTTGGCTGTCATCTTTATGGTGGTCGGCCTTGTGGTCACGGCACTGGCGGCGGTACGTCTGGGCTATGGCCTTGTTGTCGCAAAGACCGTGTACAAGTGGATCGTCAACGCAGAAGAAAAGTTCGGTAGCGGCGCGGGCGCAGAAAAGAAAGCTCACGTCATTGCCGTACTGCGTGGGTATACCCCCGACTGGCTGGACTGGGCGATCAATGAGCGGACGCTGGACTGGATCGTGCAGATCGTGTTCAACTTCACCAAGAAGAAGCTCGAAGATTACATGGAAAAGAAATCCGCAGAAACCACTACTGTGGCCCACTTCGGTAACGTGGGGGAGGACAACAAGAATCGCAAGGAGTAAACGATGCTGGAATTTATCGTCAAATACTGGGCGCAATGGCTTTTCGGCATCGTGGCGGCAGGTCTGACCGCTGCATACCGTAATCTCTCCAAGAAGATCAAGGCACAGAAAGAGGAAAACAAGGCAATCAAAAACGGTCTGCTGGCAATTCTCCACGACCGGCTGTATCAGGCGTGTACCCATTACATCGAGAAAGGGTACATCGACCTGCCCGGTTTGAAGAACATTGAATACCTCTATAAGAGTTATCACGCTCTGGGAGGTAACGGAACCGGAACTGAATTGTATACGAGAGCAAAGGCACTCCCCATCCGGGACGACTGAGCTAAACTACATCCCCGCTGGTGATCCTACCCGGATCGCTGGCGGGGATTTTTTGTTGCCCTGCGGTGGCCCCGTTGACAAAACGCCAAAAGTCGGTTACATTTGAAATGCGAAACAAAGCGACAAAGAAAGGAGGAAAAATAACGTGCGAAGATTCAAACATCTAACATGGACAGACCGACTTCGGATCGAGAAGTGGCTGAACGAGGGCATGAAACCCAAGGACATTGCCAGCAAATTGCGGGTGCATATCTCCACGGTGTACAATGAGCTACACCGCGGGGAGTATCAGCGGCTGGTGGGCGATACATGGGAGCTTGTGAGCGCGTACAGCCCGGACATTGCGGAGCAGAAATACCAAGCGCACCTGCGGGACAAAGGCCCAGCCTTGAAAATCGGCAAGGATCACGAGCTTGCAAACTACATCGAAACCACGATCCTGAATAAAGAGTGCAGCCCGGCGGCGGTGTTCGGATATGCGCAGCAGGAGGGCAAGCAGTTCAAGACGAGCGTTTCTGTGCAGACGGTATACCACTATATAAAGAAAGGCTTGTTCCTGAATCTCACTCAAGAAGAACTGCCCCGGCACGGGAAACACAAGCAGGCATATAAGAAAGTCTGCAAGAAAGAAGCTGCTCGCGCCCCGGCGGGGGAGAGCATCGAACAGCGGCCCACGGAAGTGAATGAACGGCAGGAGTTCGGACACTGGGAGGGCGACACGGTGTATAGCGGCAAGGGAAAAGTAAAGACGACCTGTGCGCTGTTCACCATGACGGAGCGCAAGACGCGAAACGAGATTATAATAGGAGTTCCGAACCGCAAGGCAGAAACCATTGTGAAAGCAGTTGACGCGCTGGAAAGGAAGCTGGGCGCAAGGAAGTTCCGGCTGATTTTCAAGAGCATCACGTTTGACAATGGCACAGAATTTGCGGCGGCGGATATGCTGGAACGGTCGTGCATCAACAAGACGATCCCGCGGACAAAGGTTTACTTCTGCCATCCCTATTCTTCATGGGAGCGCGGCAGCAATGAACACGTCAACGGCATGATTCGCAGGAAGCATCCGAAAGGCACGGACTTTTCAAAGGTTTCCAAAGAGCAGTTGGCGGCGACAGAGAAGTGGATCAATGAGTACCCGCGAAAAATCTTCGGGTACAAGAGCAGTGCGATCATGTTCCAACAGTGTTTGAATGAACTTGGCATAGCCATGTAAGAAAAGTGCAACACCACACCCCAAAAGAAAGCGTGGTGATAAAGAAAATACGGCGAACAGAATAGCTCAAAGGTTGGCTGCAAGAAAAGTGAAACCTTGACGGCCTATTTGTATTGTTTCAAAATGAACAGAAATCTTTCTGAATTTTTGTAGAATTTAATGGTTGACTTCCGACCGCTGAATAGTTAAAATAAACTCGAAAGAAATCGACACGGTTTCTTCCGGGTTTATTTTTTTTGCGCATTTTTAGGAAACAAGGGGGCTGAGAGAGCTTTGGGCGGCAGACATTTGACGATTGAGGATCGTCGGGAGCTGGAAAAATATTACCTCGATAGGATCAGCGTGGAGAGCATCGCGGAAACTCTGAGGGTTCACCGCTCCACCATTTATAACGAACTTCGCCGCGGTGACACCGGGCGGGTGGACAAGAACGGGAACTGCGAGTACAGCGCAGAGCTGGCACAGAAAAGAATCTGCGATGCCCGCCGCAGCATCCATCATAAGAAGCAGGAGGACACCGCCAATGCCGATGTTTAAGACCTGCACGGCCTGTAAGGAAACATTCATTGCGGAGTCACCGTTCATCAAACTGTGTCCGATCTGCAATGCAAAGAGCCAGACCACCCCGGCGGAACGTGCGCAGCGCAAAACTCGCATTACCCCGGATCGGCTGATGCTGGATGTTCGACAGGCGGATGCAGCGGGTAAATCCTATGGCCGGTGGCGGTACGAAGAAACCGAACGCCGCCGAAAAGAGGAAGAAGAGGAACGTCGCAAGTTTGAGGAACGCCAGAAACGGCGTGAACAGATGAAAGCAGCAAAGGAGAACGAACATGGCGAAAGTGAAACTTGACTACATGAGTCTGAGCATGAGGGTGGAGGGCAACGACGACATGGTGCGGGAGCTGTCCGGCAGATTCCTTGACATGGCGGACAAGTATGCCGCACCCGGATTTTACTTCCCGGCTCTTCCTCCCTCTGTTTTCGAGGACGGTTGCCGTGACCCGGAAGAACTGAACACGGGAGATATGAAGCCGCTGACCACGCCGAAAGAAGTTGCACCCGGCGCAGACTGGGACGTGGTGGCAATCTATGACGATGCGGGCATTCCGTCCATTATGCACCGCTTCCGCCGCATGAGCAATAAGGAGCTGTTCGGTGGCAGCGACAAGCCGCACCCGGCGTTCATCATCGGCGGCGAGGTATACGACGAAATCTATATTTCCGTGTACCCCAATGTGATGATTGACGGAAAGCCGTACAGCCTGCCGTTCCAGAAACCGGCGGAAAACATCACGCTGGACGACTTCTCCAAAGCCTGTTTCAGCAAGGGCGAGGGCTGGCATCCAATGACGGCAGCAGAGTGGGGCTTCCTTGCAAACCTTAGTCTGAAACTGGGGACTCTGCCGCACGGGAACACCGACTGCGGCGCATGGCATGGCGACCATAAGGAGCACGGCCAGAAAGAACCGAACAGCAATCGGACGCTCACAGGAACTGGCCCGGAAACGTGGACGCACGATCACACCAAAACCGGTGTCCACGATCTGTGTGGCAATATCTGGGAAGTGCTGGCCGGTCTGCGGATTAAAAACGGTGTGCTGATGGTGGCCGCGAATAACGATGCAGCACTCCCCGAAACCGACCTGACCCAGTGCGGCGACGACTGGAAGTTGCTGACGGACGATAAGGGCGCACCGGTGTATGTTTCTGCATCCGGCAGCGAGATCGTGTTTACCACTGACAACGATGAAGCGGGCGGTCTGGGTAGCTGTGAGTGGGGCAAGGTCAAGACGGAATGCAAGAGCGAAATGCTCAAAGAGTACGCGCTGTTCTCTGGGGAGAAAGAAGCCTACTGCTGCATTGATGCAACTGAGGGCGAATACATTCCGATCCGCGGCGGCGGCTGGTTCAGTGGCGAGGGTGCCGGTGTGTTCGGCTTGTACCTCGGCATTCCGCGCTCTAATTCGTGGGCGGCCGTCGGGGGCCGATCCGCTTTCTTCAAGAAAAAGCAGAAAGCTGAACGCTGAAAAGCTGATGGGCTGCGCGGCAGCGCAGACCAGAGCGGAGAGACAACATGGTGATTATCGTTCTTTGCGTTGTGGGGCTGATCCTGTTTCTGCTTGCGTTGGGCACAACGACGCTGATCTGTTTTCTGGCAGGAGAAACATTCAGCTGGGGCATGGTCGCGCTGATGTGGTTGGTCATGCTGATTGCAGCCGTCGCCGTTGGCGGCGGGGATGGCTGGGAATAAAGCCCGGCTACGGTCTGGGCGCACCGAAACACGCCTGCCACATGACCGGGCACTTAGGGAGCGCACCGGTCAGCCGGTTTCCGCAAGACCGGCATCTTACCTACCGGAGATGAAAAGAACACGGTAGGGCTACCCGCACGGGTAGGAGCGGAAACATCACGCTGTACGACACCGCTCCTTTATATGGCGCAGCCAGTGCAGGCAGGGATTTTCTCATGGCCCCGCCGCCCAGTGCTGACTCTGGGATGCGCCGCCACTTCCGAATATTCATCAAGCAAAGAAAGGACAAAGTTATGAACGACATGGAAAAGTGCTTTTACGAACCGGCTGAATTGTCGGTGGTGGACGAGGGCAAAGGAAAATCGCTGGTAAGGGAAAAGGGGAGTCCGTACAAGCTGGGTTTCCTTGTGGCACAAGCCGCTGACGGCATTTTCAAAAGCCTTGGTGATGCGGACGCAGTAGATGCGATGGAGAGGGTAATCGTAAGCACCATTCGCGTTATGGCGATGCAGCGTAAGGCGGAGTTCAAGAAAGGCACGGACGCATTCAATATGAGCGGCGGTTTCAATGCCGTTCGGGACGAGGGTGCGCTGAAAGAAATCCTCAAGTCTATTTTTGGAAAGCAGTAAAGAACATGAAGATACATAACAGAAGCCCCACCATAAAGGAAGTTCGCAAGAGCGAACAGTGCCGACACACGTTCAGAATCACGGTCGCGAAGTGTGCGCCGTGTGATGGGTACAACCTGAACTGTGAGCATTACGAGAAAACCAACAAGGGTGCTGCTGATACAAAACATCTTTCGAGGTAAACAAGCCGCCCTGCGCCGCGTCAGCGGGGCGGCTTTTATATGTGGTGCGGGGTGGCTGGATGCGCGACCGGCTACCGAAAGCGGGGTCGAACCCCGTCCGCGCCTGCTTTGCTTGAAATCATGGAAGCCGGACTGCACCGGCAGGCGCGAAGCGTCAAGCCATACCTGCATGACAACGACGGAGGTTGAAAGGTATGCCCGCTGCATGAGCGAAGAAATGCCTTGTCCGATCCACCCAAGCCAAAGGTGGTAGGTCTGGTTTGGTAGATCAGACCGCCCCGCCGCCCTGTCTTTCTTAGAGTTCAGCAGGGCGGCGGGTGTCTATTATGCGGATGCGCAATGGAGAAGAACGGCTCCCCTGTTACTCTGAGCCGAAAGGTCGGTTCGATCCCGACCGTCCGCACAAGAAAGAATGGAGAACATCAATGGAAATCGAATGTTTGACACCGGAATTTCCGCAAGGAGCAAGGGTATATAGTTCGGATGGTATTGCTCCAACTCTCCTGAACAGCGCGTCGGCCATGCGGTCGCAGTCGATTTTGATTCGGGGGGGGTAGCATGAAAGCTCACAGCGAAAAATCAATGTGTCTGGCCGGAAATTTTGTCGATAGAAACACCAACCAAAACGGGAGCGGCGTAAAAGAAGATACGTCTTTTACGCTGAATACAGTAGACCGCCACGCAGTCGCTTATAGAGAGCTGCAATATGACAGTTACATAGAGGATGATGTGAGCGGAACGCTTAAAAAATCAGGTGGAGCGTTGGGAGGGGGTTCAGAAACGGTGGTTTGCGAAGAAAGAGAACAGCCGGACTGGATCGTCCGTCGATTGATTCCACTGGAATGCAGTCGATTGCAAGGGTTCCCGGATGGATGGGCGGAAATTGAATCGCTGAAAAATCCGAAAGAGTTTAACTTCTGGCGGGAAGTCTATGCCAGAAGTTGCGAAATCAAAAAGACAAAACCGAAACAGACCATCCTTCGCGCGGACGGCGCAAAGAGCGATGAAGCGTTGATGCGGTGGCACGATGGGCTGCACAGTTTGGCGGCAGAATATGCGATGTGGGGAAATGGAATGGCGTTGCCGAATGCCATTTTCTTTGTCCAGAACGCATTCCGCGAGCTTGGAAAGCCACCGCATGAGGTGAAGCTGGGAAGCCTGTTTGACGGAAGCGGAACAATGCCGCTGTGCGCCGCCATGTGCGGCGGTCATCCGGTCTGGGCGAGTGAAGTAGAACCTTACCCGATTGCGGTGACAAGAACCCATCTGCCGCACATGAAGCATTTGGGCAGTGTAACGGAAATAAAAGGGTCGAAAATCGAGCCGGTGGATATTATCACGTTCGGTTCACCCTGTCAGGACTTGAGCATTGCAGGGAAACGCGTCGGTTTGAAGGGAGAAAGGTCCGGCCTGTTCAGAGAAGCAATACGGATCATCCGGGAAATGCTGGCAGCAACTAACGGAAGATACCCACGCTTTGTGATCTGGGAAAACGTGCCGGGCGCACTTTCATCGAACGGAGGTGAAGATTTTGAAGTTGTCCTCAATGAACTGCTCTGTCTTAGAGAATTTACCGGAGGTGGAGCAGCTAAGTTTATTCGGCAGCACGGAAAGTGGAGGAACTTCGCAGATTACGGAGCTGTTGCCTATCGAATCGTCAACGCGCAATTTTGGGGAGTACCCCAGCGCAGGCGAAGAATATACGCTATCTGCGATACTTGTGGAGAATCCGCCGGAGTGGTCGTTTTTGAGCGAAAAGGCACTCAATGGAATTTTGATCCGTGCATCCCGCAGGGGGGGGAAGTTGCAGGACTTACTGTTGACTGCTATTCATGGCATGATCGAATGGTGGCATCAAAACCCAGCGGGGGGGGCAGCAGCATACACCATGAAAATCCGTGGAGGATGTGAGGGCGGTGGAAAGGGCGCACTTGTGCAAGAAGAACTTTCCGCAACGCTGGCAACCCATCAAGACCAAACGCTTTTTGAAAGCCATGGGTGCTTTCCAATAAACACGATGCTTGCGACGCGGTACAAAGCCCTTGGTCGAGGAACGGGACTTGGTATCGGCAACGATGGTGACCCGCAGTATACGATAACAAAAGGACATGAACACGCAGTAGCGTATAGCGTTGGCGATGTACCGGACACGGCCTTTGCAAATGCCGGGGATACGGTAGCAAGAACGCTGACCGCTCGTGCAGACGGAAGTCCGATGATTGACCGAGGCCCGAACATTGTAACACAGAAAGGAAAGTAGATGCAGAGGTACAAGGTGGTTGTCGTCTGCTGCACCGCTGACGAAACGGATGTACACACAATCCGCGTCAACGGCTGGGGTGAGAGCGAAGCAGAGTACAACGCCCGCCGCAAAATCCAAAAGTTCCACCGTCACGAGTATGAAAAGATTACTGTGACGAGGATAGAAAAAATCAAATAGGAGGTCGAGAATGTGCTGTATGGAAAAGCAATCGAGGTTTTGATAAAGGTTTCGGGAGCGAGATTCGCACCAGCACCAATGCCACCGAGAGAAGAAATCGAAGAAGCGATTCAGACCGTGGTAGGCATGGCAACGGTTCAGGCTTGCCCGAAGTATGCGCTTCACGCCGCGCTGTGGTGGCTTGCGGTCAAATCCAAAGAGGTGGAACAGTGACAAGAAGAGATAAAGCGATTCTAGCTCTGGTCTGTGCCGCTGAAATCATCAACTGTGCAAAGGCTGGTGCGCTGAAAAGCCGGATCACTGACCTTGAAACGCAGCGGGACATTTACGCAAGCCGGGCGCAACACTGGATCGACCGGGCAGTAGAGGACGAAGAGGTTATAGATTCTATGCAGCTTCGCCTTGATGCGTTGGCCGACGGAAAGGTTAAGCTGGAAGATGCAGGAATGTTTTTCTGCACCGCCTATTGCACCGAGCAATACCCGCATATCTGCGGGGAGGGTCACGGAATCACAGCCAGCGGCCAGCCGATACAGGCGGGCGTAACCGTGGCGGCAGACCAGTCAATCTTCCCGTATGGCACAGCTTTGTACATTGAGGGTGTAGGAATCCGAATTGTGCAGGACAAGGGCGCGGGAGTGCAGGGAGCGCACATTGATGTTGCTGTTGATACCCATGAGAACGCGCTGGCGTGGAGCGGGTACGGCGAACATCGGGTGTGGGTCATAAGAGAGGTAGAGTAATGGACAAAGAACAGCTTGCCATCGCACGGTTGCAGGATGCTGCGCGGCTATCTGAGCATCGGTACAAGAAGCCGTTAATGGTCACATACTCTGGCGGCAAGGATTCACAAGTGCTTGTGGCTCTGGCTGAACGTGCTGGAATCAACTTCGAGGTAGTCAACAGCCATACTACCGCAGATGCGCCAGAAACGGTCTACTTCATTCGTGAGCAATTCAAAGTGATGGAAGAGCACGGAATCAAATGCTCCGTTGTCATGCCACGATACAAGGACGAGCCTGCGTCCATGTGGACGTTGATCCCTCAAAAGCTGATGCCGCCTACAAGACTTGTACGGTATTGCTGTGCCGTTCTCAAAGAAAATACTGGCCGCGATAGATTTATCGCTACCGGCGTTCGCTGGGATGAATCAACAAACAGAAAGAAAAACCGAGGAACGATGGAATTTAACCATCGTGACAAGGAAAAGCGCATCATACTTATGGGAGACAATGATGAAAAAAGGCAGCTTTTTGAAACGTGCAGCATCAAGGGGAAAATGACCGTCAATCCGATTGTGGACTGGTCTGACAATGATGTATGGGACTACACGCACAGCGAACACTTGCCTGTTAATCCACTGTATTGCGAAGGGCAGAAGCGCGTTGGCTGCATCGGCTGTCCTATGGCCGGTAGGGGGGGCAGACAGCGTGAGTTTATGCGCTGGCCTGCCTACGAGAAAATGTACATCTCGGCGTTTGGGCGAATGCTCGATGCCCGAAAAGCAAAAGGCTTGCCGTGCGACTGGCAGACCGGTATGGACGTATTCCGCTGGTGGATGGAGGACGATAACATAAACGGACAGTTGAGCATGGAAGATCTGATGGAGGAAGAACAGTGAAGGACGAAGATTTCTACAAAATGGTTTCCGGCATGATGGAAGCGCGAGAAAAAGAAAGGATGCTGGGGATAAGAGTTCTGATAATCGCGCACAACGCCTACAAGTTTCAGGGCTGTGCGCAGATTTACCGCAATTACTTGCCACAGCACATCGCAATCCATGTTCGGAAGCAGTACCTTGCTGAGTTGAACGGAAAAAGGAGAAGCGGAAATGGAATGGGATGAAATTCAGAACGAGTTCGACCGAGCATACGGAATGTCATGCAAGCCGTCAGGCTTGCAGAAGTATAAGGCCGGACACATTTTCGACGAAAATATGTCGGTCAAGTGGAACCGCGACAAGCTGGAAGAGGAAAACAAAAAATTCAAGGACGAAGTTAGCCGCCTGAATACAGCAAAAAACAAAGCTCTGCTGGCCGTACACGAACTGGTCTACCAGAAAATACAGGACGACGTGGGGCATAACCTGTCCAGAACTGCGGCAGAAAAGATTTTCAACTATGCCTACGACGATAAACACGCCTACGGTTTCCATGAAGTACGATGGGAACTGGAACGGCTGATTGAACTCGTGTCAAAAATACTGGACGAGCACAAGCCGCCCCGGAGGAACAAGTGATTAAGTGGAAACCAAACCTACCCAGATCGGACCCCACCGCAGCTTTCGCCCGTACATAAGCACATGAGCGAAAGCGAGGAAATATGATCTTTTTCATCATCGGAGTGCTGGCCGCGTTGGTTGCGCTGGCCGTTCTGCTCCTGTCCGAAGAGGGCAAGGCCGCAGCATTTATTCCCGGCGTGGTCGCCGTTATCATGATCGGTGTGTCCTGCGTGTCCTACGTCCCCACCGGCTACACCGGAATTGTGACCACGTTCGGCAAAGTCGAAGATGGCACAAAGGACGCTGGTGTGGTGTTCAAGTCACCGTGGCAGTCTATCGTCAAGATGGATAATCGTGTTCAGGAAATGAACATGGATTTATCGGCGTTCAGTTCTGACATTCAGGAAGTCGCCACGAGCGTTGCCGTTGGCTACCGGATCAACCAGCAGAATGCCATGACGATTTACAAGTCGGTCGGCAAGAAGTACGAGGACACTCTGATTACTCCCCGTGTGCAGGAAACGGTCAAGGCTGTGGTCGCCCACTACGATGCAAGCAGTCTTATCTCGAACCGGGATGCCGTTGCATCACAGATGGACACGAAGCTGCGGGAAGTGCTGGCAGAGTACAACATTGACTTACAGTATATCAGCGTCACCAACTTCGACTTCACCGATACCTTTACGGATGCCGTTGAAGCCAAAGTAAAGGCCCAGCAGGAAAAGGAAAAGGCGGAAACCGATGCAGAGAAACGTCGTGTTGAAGCACAGGCCACGGCGGACGCTGATTTGATCGCGGCCAATGCCGAAGCGGAGAAATCCAAGGTTGCGGCGGACGCGGAGCTGTACGTTGCCGAAAAGAAAGCGGAAGCAAACCGCGCCCTCAATGACAGCCTGAATAGCAATCTGTTGGAATACTACCGGATCACAAACGTCGATTCCCTCTGGAACGGCGAACTGCCTACATACGTTGGCGGGGACGGCAGCATTCCCATCATCAACGGGATCAACTGATTTTCTCCTACCGGAGCCGCCCGGCGCGGCGGCTCCATTTTGTGAGCATGGGGACAGGCCCCTACCGGTTCAAGCCCGGAAATGCCCGAAAACAACAGGAGGAAAGGACTGTGCCGAAATACTTAGTCATGCTGCGGTGCAGCAGAGCAAGAAGCAACGCAAACCGCCATAGACAGGAAACACCGGTCTATCTGCCGTACCGCATAGAAGCACCGAAAGCACTTGAAGCGGCGGACAAGGCAAAAGAAGAAGCGGCCCTGTACTACCCGCAGTACCAGAAAATCCAAGTGGACAGTGTAACGGAGGTGCGGAATCAGTGAATCGGTACTATATCAGCGTTGCAGGTTGGAATGGTGCTGGCGTGACTGCGCCGTGCATCATCATCGGACAGGAATTTGAAGCGGAAACGGAACGTGAAGCCGGTGAAGCGGCGGAGAAATCCGCAGACGAACAGTTCCCCGGATATGCGCCGTTTGCAGTTATCAGAAAGGTGGTTTGAACATGAAACTTTCGGGAGTTACAAAGATGGTGAAACGACAGCTTGTGTGCAACGTCTTTCACAATATCAAGAGCGACGACTTTTATATTGGAACAGCATCGGCTATCTACTGTGCGACAGGCTTCCCGCTCCCGCTGAACCGCAGCCAAATGGGTGCGCTGCTGGGAATCAGCGAAGATACCATGATCGAAAAGGTGGTCTACAACGATTTTGATTGCGCATACAAAAGCGATCTTGAGGGGTTCAATCTGGACGATAACGTCAAGAACGAAGTGGAAGTAAAGAAAATGGCCGTCGGCATCTACTACATGGGAGAAACGCTTATCCCGCTGGCGACGGAAGATAAAAAGATGGCTGGCCTTATCTGCTGGTCGCAGCTTGCGCCGGTTGAAGATGAAATCAAGAACAATGGCTTCATTCGCTTTTACAAAAGAAAGCTCGGCAACGGAAGAACGTACTTTGTAGTAAAAAACGGTATGCGAGTACGAGCAGCCGTAACGTCATACTCGCTGAACGAGTATGCAGAAGCAACACTGCAAGAGCTGGTAGCTATGCTGGCAGAAGCGCATACTGGCGAACAGGAAGAAAGCAGCTGGACGTTCGACGATTTGCCGAACGAAGCGGAGAAAGAAGAAAACAATGAAAATGTTTGATGCAATCTACAAATGCCGTTTGTGCGGAGAAGAATTTGTGGAATGCTCTACCAGCGGAGAAGAAAGCAACCGTAGCTTTGTAATGAAAATCATGTGTAGAGCAGTTGACTTGAAAGAACCGGAAGAAATCATGGAACCGACAATCTACACTTGTCACCCGTGCAGGGATGGAAGCTATGGAGTTGCCGATTTTCTGGGTTTCAAATTCAACAACAAGGAGGACGCAGAATGAGAGGTAGACCAGAATTTTACGTCAGAGTTATGTGTCCGCCGTATACCGCCGAAGATGCTGAGTTTTTGGCCGAGAGAAATAAAGCTCTCGAAGAAGCCGTGAACAGAATAGCGGCTGAAAATTTTGAATTACGGGAGGATAACCGGAATCTCAAAGAGAGTTACAGGTATTTGAGCACGACTAGAATCGAGGAAAAAAAGGAGCTAAAGGAGCAAAGCGAAAAGTCGATCCTGTACAGAACGACCGTTGGCGTTACGCAATGGGCGGGTTACTGGCTGAATGCCGTTGTAAGGGCTGGCAACTGGTTGATCGGTAACTTGCTGGACGACATAGACCGTTTCTGAACGGAGGAAGAAAAATGCAAGATAAATACATCAACGCAACGAAGCTGATCGAACGGCTAAAATGCGAGAAAAGAAGAGAAGTCGCGGAAGCGGCGAGCAATCCGTTTTCAACCGGTCCCGCGTCGGAAATCAGAATATCGCAAATCTATGACGGTGTTGTGTCTGTTCTGGAAAAGGAACCGGCGGCAAATGTGGTTCCGCGCCCTGCTCCAAAGTGGCCGATATGTCAGAATTGCGGTAGGCCAATGGTCTATTGTGGAGAAGAAAACACGGACGGAATTGTCTGGAAGCGGTATTCGTGCAAGGACTGCTATAACCAGTTTTGTGCAAGAAGGGTGATGGCAGGAGAAGAAACATGGCCGAAATGATAAGTAAGCAGCATTTATTGGAGCAGATCGACACGACGGGAAAAGGCTGCGAATATGAAGGCAAGGAATTTCTCGCATATCAAGAAGCAATGCTGGCCGTAGTAGAGTTGATCGAGAAAGAACCGGCGGTCGAGAAAGAATATGATGTGATGTTCAGCGGGACAGAACACATAGATTCACCGGGACCAGCACCGGCAGTTGGTTATAGAATCGCGGCGAAAAGCTGGGAAGAAGCTGTGCAAAAAGGTAAATTTTATGCAGAAATGCAGCACCCGGCATTTATTCCGTTTGCGTTTGCAGGACCGGTAATTGAAGTGCCAAAAGAAGAACTTGAAAATTTGGAAACGGAGAAAAAATAATGGACGCAGTAAGAAAAGATGTTCGTCGTATGGTAAACAAGGAACTGGCAGAAGCGAACAAACGCTTCCGCCAGTTCGCAAGTCCGCACGAGGGACAGAATGTTGTCCGGGAAGAGCTGGAAGAAGCAGAACAGGCGATTGTGCCGCTGAAACTCTACATCGAAACACGGATGTGGAATGCAGTCAAGGCAAACCAGACCGTGCCGAAAGATGATTTCAGGGCAATCCGGGAAGCGGCCATCAATCTGGCCGTTGAAGCTATTCAGGTAGCGGCAATGGCGAAGAAGTTTGAACACGGCCAGCGGAACAACTGGCCCGGCGCAGGGGAGGATAGTCATGGAGAAGAAAAAGAAAACCGTGTCAGAAGTGGAAACGGTGACAATCACCATGAGCAGACCGGTGGCGGAAGCGGTAAAGACCGCCTGTGAGTGGTATCTGAGGTTGCACATGGGCCAGTTCTGGGATATGGCCGACGATCTCTGCATGGCAAAATTTTATTCCGATCTGGAAAACAATGTGTATGAGACGAACGAGCAGCGGGCGAATGCTTTTGACGTTGCCCTGCATCGGCGGGATACCATGCGGGAGGAAATGGGAAAGCTGTATAACCGTTGCGTTCTCCCTGCTCCAATTTCGGATGTGATGAAAATTCCGTACAGAGCGGAAATTGTATGGCTGGTCATTCGACACGCGCTGTCGTGGCACGACAACCCGGACGGCGTTGCAGGGTGCGTCAGCTATTATACACCGTTGAACCGCAGCGATCAGCCGCAGCCGAAAATTGAGCTGAAAGAAAAGGGCCGTGCAAAATGACAATTACCACATACACGGATGGACATTCCATCCAAGAAGGAACACCGGAGGAATTGGCGCGGTTTATGTTCACGGTTCAGGAACTTCAAACATTACAGAGCTTTAAGAATCTGGTAGATTCCATCCCGGCGGAAATGGAAAAACAGCGGCAGAAGGATGTTGTAGTAACCATCCCGGAGATTAAAAAGAAACGATCAACCGGAAGAAAGGCAAAGAAAAATGGTGAAACCTGAACCGTGGGAAAATCAAATGCTGGATACCATGTGGCATTTCATGGAAATGGGTGGTCCGAAAGCGAACTACCCGGAACTGAAAAAAGCCTGCATGGAAATGCGCCGGATGATTATGCAGAAAACGGCAGGCCAGCGGAAAGACCGACCGAAAGACATTCCGTGGGAGAACTGGGAACGTGTAAAGGTGACAATCGTCTGCGAAGCAATGGCTCTGGTACTGTCCGGCGAGTACGAACCAAAGGAGGAAAGCAATGAAGGAAAAACGGCTGGTTGACGCAAACCACTTTGAGCAGGTGCTTAAAAACATAGAGTACATCCTAAAAGGCGAACCAACATACGGAAAAATAAAGATCGACGTGGTAAAGCTGATCCTAGGAAGCCTGAAAGCGGAGCCGACAATTACGCCGGATAGACTGCAAGAACTGACATACAACGAAAACCCGAACCACATAGACTGCGACGAATTTGTTTGTCACAAGTGCGGCATCCACGTTGAGGACTGGAAGCGAATAAAAATAGACCCAGACACCGGAGAAGAAGATGTTTATGAGTATACACTCAAGCACTGCCCGGAGTGCGGCGCAAAAATCATCATACACGAAAGCTGTGAGTTTTGCAGGTGGCATTTGAGAGACGGAACGTGCTTCAATAACCTTCACTTTCGGTCGGTGACGGAACCGGAAAGTTCTTGCTGGCACTGGGAGAAACGCGAGTGATGAAAAAGAGTTGTTCAACCTGTGCGTGGCACGACAGATTTTCGTGGATATGCTTCAACGGCTTATCGGAGCACCGAGCGGATTTCACAGACCCGGAAGATAACTGCCGATTCTGGCAGAAAAGGAGCGAGCATGACAACCAAACGCTTGAAAAAACTACTCATGGCAAAGGGACTATCTCGCAACCAAGTAAACAGGATGGTTAAAGAGCAACGCGACACCGGTTCAAAGAAAGTGAGCAATGATCTTTACTATCATGTGTTTATGCACGACTTTGACATAATTACATCGTCTTTCGGCGGCGAAGTGCTGCCGCACTTCAACAGTTTTGTCCTGAATTGAAGCCATAAAGCCCCTATCTATATTATATATAGGAAGCCCGTCGTTAAATTGCCGCCCTGACGAGGCGGTAAGGGGCTTGTATACCGTAGATAAACTAAGGGACACACAAAGAGAAGAGAACGGAGAGATGCACTTACCCCAGGCGGGGAAAGGGAGTGCAGAGGGAAAACGAGGGCGGCGTTCCAGCAGCTTATCGGAATAGAGAACGAAAGGAACGCGGCCCGGTGTTTCCCCTCTGCATCGTTCCCCCTCTCGTGTTTGTGGTCCATGATTGAAAAAATTCCATGACGCTTGCGGAAAGGAGATCGTGAAGGATATGACCGGCGGCTTTCGGGTTCGGGAACAAAAATTTATCTGCGGCATGAATTACGACACGGCTCCCTCTATGCAGGTGGATTTTTTCGAGGTGACAGAGCAGCAGCACAAGGCAAGCACAAGAAAAAAGAAAGAGCTTGCCACCAGCATTGCAAAGGAAGCGTATAATCTGCGCAAGAGTGGCCGGTATCTGGAACTGCTGGCAAACCGGAACTTCCGTCCCGGCGACTACTCCGTTACATACACCTACAACGAAGAGAACCACCCCGCACCCGGCGATCTCAAACGTGCCGACCGGGATTTTTCAAACGCCATCAAAGCGTTGTACCGCATCTGCGACAAAAACGGAATCGAACATCCGAAGTGGATCGTGGTTTCGGAGTATTGCACGATGGGTGGAGACAAGCCGCTGGGTCGTCACCACCATCACGTTATCATGTCGCACCCGGCGGGGCTGACCCGCGAAATGGTGGAAAAGGCATGGGGAAAGCGTGGCAGGGCGCGTTGCGAACCGTTGGAGTTTGACCATAACAGCATCGAATCTCTTGCGAAGTATATCACAAAGAACGTGCGCTGCAAGCGTCACTGGCGGCAGAGCCGCGGCTTGAAACCACCGAAGATGCCGCGCCCAAATGACGGAAAAATGAGCCGCACCCGGCTGAAAGACGTTTGCGAGAACCGGTTGGAAGATCGGGACTACTGGGAACGGATGTACCCCGGCTACACCCTGCATCGGTGCGAGTGCATCATAACCGGCAACGCTACCCGTCACCTGATCGTGCGCTTATACCGAAAGCCGGAGCAGCGGAAGAACAGGAGGAATCAGCCTTGAATCGTTTGACGCTGGATGACCTGCCACCCAGATACCGCGCACAGGCAGAAGCGCAAATCGCAGCACGAAGCCGGGGAAAGTGCGCCTTACCGCAGCCCATCGCCGTCGAAGTTGCCACCGCTGAGAAAGTCGGCATGGATTTTGACAGCCGGGGCGAGTACGAGTATTACATGGGGACAATTTTGCCAAAAGTGCAGACCGGAAAGATCGTGAAGGTGGAGCTGCACCGCACATTCTTGCTTCTGCCCGCGAAGGAGTACGACGCGGTGAAGCTCCCGGCGGTGCATTACACCCCAGACTTTGTGCTGACCTATGCAGACGGCACAGTTGAAGCCGTAGAAGTAAAATCGAAGTTTGTGCGGCGGCAGCAGCGCGATTACATACACCGCCGAAGAATGTTTATTGACCTCGTTGCAGAGCCGAAGGGCTGGCGGTTTGTTGAGCACATCACGGCAGACACGGCGGCAGAGGTCAAAGCGTGGAAGAAACTTGCAAAACAGAAAGGATGAAGAACATGGGAAAATCTATGCCACCGGCAAAAGTGCGGAAGATGATGTACGAAAAAGCGGTAAACCGTTGCGTAGTTGCAAAGGACGACACTGTGAAGAACACGGAACTCAATAGAGCCGCTGTGGGGCAGGTGGTGACGTACTGCGCTATCATCGCCGCGCAGAACCTTTTCGACCTTGACCAAAACGGGGTTGACCGCTGGACGGCAGAGCTTATCCGTCGGAGCGAGGTGTACGCGCTTGAAGAAAACGTGTACGGAACTCCGAAAGCGCGGGAAAATCTGCGCAAGCGCACGGACCCGATGATGAAAGCGGGGTTCTCACTGCCGGTCGAGAAGTGGCCGCGCAAGGAATGGGAAAGGGTGCGGCTATACGAACGCCGCGGAGCGGGTGATCTCGTAGTCCGGTTCTTCGTTGAGGTAATGGGAGGGTTCGGATACACACCGGAGGAAATAGACACTGCCCTGAAAGAAGTTCAAGACAACTTCCGGCAATTCCTTGAGTGGTCGAAAGATGGTGAGTATGTGGCTTACTACAAAATGGCCCGGTGCTATGAGCAAGCGACAGGTGTTGAAATGGCAATCGACAATGAACCCGGCAAAAAGACGATTTTCGGGAAAGAAATCTGAGAGTTGACGTTCAGGGGGATAAACGCGGATGCAGAAAAAGGATACGGAACAGATTTTGCTCTACTACGGCAAGATCGAGAAGCAGCTGGATAGCGTAAACATGGAACTGGCGGAGTTGCGAGATCGGTACAGCCCGATCAAAGGCGTTGCAATGGATGGGATGCCGCACGGCAGCACACCCGGCGACAGCACCGCGTCCCTCGCCGTCAAGCTGGCTGACAATGAAGAGTACCAGAATCGGGAGAATGAGCTGACGGTCAGACGGGTTGTGTTGAAATCGGATTTGCAGGAAATCCGGCAGAAATTAGACCGCCTGAACGATGATTACAAAACGATCCTGAAAGGACGGTATGTCTACTCCGATCGGTCGTTACAAAAAACGTGGGAAAGCATTGCGATCTCAATCGGGAAAAAGAGGATCACTGCGCAGAGGTGGAAAGACGCAGCTCTGGCAGTTCTGGGCGGGATGCTCGATGAAATTCCCATGGTTGAAGAAATCCTCTCCCGCGCGTATGACGCGCGCGATTAAAAGAGCCGGTCTGTTGGGTATGCCGGGAAAGTGATAGAAAATCTATCAGAACCGGGAGAAATAGATGCTAAAATCGTGTCCAGCAGAACGGCCCGGAAAACTGTCTATAAAGGCAAGTTGGTAAAGCTCTATGCGCGTGTGCAATGAACCGCTTCCGCGAATCCTCCGAACCGCTCAGAAAAACAAACTTGCGAATACAAGAAAAAGAACATCCCCCGGCGGGCAATTCCGTCGGGGGATGTTCTTCGTTATTCGCGTTTCTGGTCGTTCTTCTTGACAATGATCTTCGGGACGATGGGCGGCTCGCCCTGCTGTTTCATATACTCGATGATCTCATTCGGCAGACCGACCGGAAAACCGTTTTCGTCCAGAGGACCGTCGTAGCCAGAAAAATCCACAACATGAACGGCGGGCGGCTGGGAAAGCATCTTGTAATACTGGCCGTTGGTGTAATTCGTGTCAGTCACATGATTCCACCATCCAATGTCGCCGTGTTCGCTCTGGGCGGCAATCATGGCGTTATAGGCTTGCTGTTCGGTCAACCCGTCAAAGGTTAGCCGGGAATCGTCTGCAAACTCGGCAACAATGCGCCAAGGCGCGAAAAACTGGGCTTCGTTCACAAAAAGACCTCCTTTTTACACGTTTCGTGGTTTGAGTTAAACATTTCGCGCTGAAAAAGTTGAACTCGTTGGAAAAAAGTATAACACAGAATGCCCCGGCGGGGAACCGGGACAAAGAATCACAAGCAATAGCTCTCTCCACCGATTGCGCTCTCGTAGGAAAATTGAACCGTGAAACCGTCGCGGCTCTGATGGATGGAATGCAGCTGGTAGTCGTGCCCGCCGGTGTAGCTGGATTTCAGACGATACCGGTAGTCAAAGATGCTTTCCCCGCGTCGCCAAGCGCGAACCAAACCGCCTTTCAGCGCGAAGTCGTCAGGGAATGTGTGCTTCTTGCCGGTGGAATCGACAAAGTAGGGCATGAACATAGAAAATCATCCTTTCTGTCTCGTTATGGACTTGCAATATCATAAAGCCCACGCAGGCCGTGTAGTTAAGCTGTTCGGGCGGATTAGGTAAGCAGTTTGTCAATCTCGGCAAGCCGCGCCGTGAGCCGCGCTTTCTCTGCGAGAAGTGCTTCGCGGTTTGGAGCCGTTTCCTCCGGCATAATCTCGCAAGTCACGCCGTCTGGCAAATCTTCGTGCAGAATGCTTTCGGGGACGTTGCGCAGCAGAGCAACCGCACCGGCGGGAACACGGGCGTAATAGTTGGCGCGGCTTCCGTCGCTGGTGGGCTTGCCCTCGATGAAAGAAACGTCACCGCCGACCACCGCGCCGCTGTCCCGGCCATAAGCGCGGGCAATCTGCTTGCCAAAGATGATAAGCGATTCGCGGGTATTACCGCAAACGCTCTCGCTGAAAGTCAGCTTGACGTTTACCCGGCGGGTTTCGTCGGGCAGATCGCACTCGCCGAACACCCGGCGCATGATCTCACGGGCCTGTTCCACGCAAACGGCGGGAATCTTCCACTCCCGGCGGGAACTGTCCCACCGTGCACCGCCGATGTTCTTGATCTGGCTGACAAATTCGGGGTTATATGGGGTGTCGAGGTATGCGGCGGTGTCGATGATTGTAATTTTCATAGTTGAATCTCCTTTGCATTTCGTAATTCATCCCGGCGGTGCGCCGGTCGGTGGGATCGGGTCGCTTTTCGTGTGGTGCGGCCCGTCAAAGTGTCCAGATATTCAGCGGGCCGGTCGCCGCTGAAAGGTAAAGCCGGGGTTACGTTCGGTCATTCGTGCAACAACCTTGTCCGCCTGATCT